TACTACTTCTCAAGTAGAAGCGTTTTGAAAAAAATATATAGATCTAATATATAATGCCTAACTTTAATTATAAAGACGGACGTCCAATTGCAAAAATTACAGGAGGAAAGAAAGATGGAAAGATTTTGTATTTAGATGAAGCTGAAGATGATGATGAATTAAAGATAAATTTTGAATGTAAAGCAATGAATTTCCTAAAAAAAGATATAGCATGTATAGTTAGTGGAAAAAATGATGAGATTAAGATAACTGATGGAAAATTCTCACCAATACCCATTATAGAAAGTAAAGAAACACAAAGAGATGTTTTGTATATATCAGGGCCTGCTGGTTCAGGTAAAAGTCATTATGCAGCAGAATATATAACTAATTTTAAGAAGTTATATCCAAAAGCAGATTTTTTTCTCTTTTCAACCAAAGAAGAAGATCCTGTATTGGATAAATTCAAACCAAAACGTATAGTGATTGATGAAGAAATATTAAGCGAACCAATCAATCCAAAAGAATTAGCTAACTCTCTAGTCATGTTCGATGATATTGATACAATAGCAGATTCAAAATTACTTAAAGAGATTCGTCGATTACGTGATGCCATATTAGAAATAGGTCGTTCGATGCATATATATTGCATAACAACATCACATATACTAACAGCAGGTACATCATCAAAAATGCAATTATTAGAAAGTACAGCAGTTACATGTTTTCCAAAAATGGGTGGAATTCATCATATTAAACGATTTTTAAAAGAATATGTAGGTTTAAGCTCAAAACAAATTGAAAAAATATTAGCATTAAAATCACGTTGGGTCACAATATATAAAAGAGCACCAAATTATTGTTTATATCAAACTGGAGCGTTTTTATTATAATTTTATCTATAACTACTATATGGATAAAATTAAAAAATTACAGTCGAAAAGTCTATCTGATTCTGAAATATTAAAATTAGTAAATAATAAAGCTAATTTATTAACATACCCAGAATTATTGGAATATGAGAAAATTGAGGATGCATTAGGTCCCAATAAATGTTTGATATTATTGTATTTAACAAAGGAAAACTACGGACATTGGGTTTGTTTGATTGATCATGGTAATCGTATTGAGTTTTTTGATTCATATAATTATAAACCTGATCATGAGCAAGACTTTATACCAAAAAAATTTAAAAAAGAATCACATCAAGAAATTCCGTATTTAACAAAATTATTATTAGATTCTGGCAAACCAATTGAATATAATCATGCGCAATTGCAAGGAAATGGTAAAGGTATAAATACATGTGGGAGACATGTTGGGGTTCGTATAAAAAATAGAAATATCAAACTGGATGACTATATAAAAATATTACAAAAGGGAATTAAAAAGGGTTTATCACCTGATATAGTTGTAACGTATTTATCAAGAAATATATAATCTAATATTAATATATGAACAATCAACACAAACAGCATAAAAAAGAGGAACAATATGTTTATTATAATATGGAATTAAATGGAGATGTTGCAACAGGAGAGCCTAAATTAGCAACTCTTGTTGATAATCGTTCAGTTGGGGTTATCGAAAATCCAAAAGATTATTGTATGTCTGTAGCGCGATTTAGTTGTCCTGGAACTTTAATACCTATTTTTATTTGGGATAGTATTGGACCTACTGGTCAAAAAGTAGTTGATAATACAACTTATCAAGTCGGATTACGCTTCACAGACCCCTCTGGATCTGGTGTTTATGATGGATCGGCTAATTTAATATATGTATCACAGAATATGTCAGCAGCATCAACATCTGAAGAGTATTATTATATTTATTCATATCAGCAATTTATTAATATCATTAATACAGGACTAACAACAGCGTTCAATAATTTAGCGACAGTTTGTACTAATGCAGGACATCCATTACCAGTAGATGTATCTGGAGCTCCATTTATGACATTTGATGCTGTCACAGGTATATGTAAATTGACGGCTTTAAAAAGCTATGTAACAAAAAATATGAAGGTTTTTTTTAGTCAGGGATTATATAGTTTCTTCGAAAATTTCAACGCTATTGATCATGTGGATATGTTAATAGGTGGTAGTGATAATTACATGCAGATCATCGTAGAAGATACAAAGAATAATAGTGTTGATATACCTGGATTTGGGTCTTGTTATGTAATGACGCAAGAATTTAATAGTTTATACCTATGGAATGAGTTTAAGAGTTTAGTTATCATATCAGCCACAATTCCAATTAAAGATGAATTCGCACCAACATCTAATAATACATCAAGTAATCAACTTTTACGTATACTAACAGATTTAGAACCTATAGTTCAACAAGGTCCTGAGGCTCGAAGTGTTATACAGTATGTACCTTCGGGAGAATATAGACGTATAGATTTACAAAGTGTTGGGATGTTGAACACATTAGATATAAGAATCTTATGGAAGGATATATATGGTGTTTTACATAGTGTTTATATTCCTCCAAACGGAAGTCCCGCCACAATTAAGTTTTTATTCGAACACAAGTAAATATAGATTTCTAATATAGATTTCTAATATAGTTATCATTTCAAATATAAACATTTCAAAAAATAAAATGTTTGTATAATATATGTCTTTAGCATTAAATGTTATGCCTGTTGTAAAAACTGTCGATCCTGTAATTGATTTACAAAGTATTCGTACTTACGCTATTGAGCGTGGTGCAAAGGATAATACATGGCAAAATTATCCAGCACAAAACTTAAATAACTCACAAATTAGTATTACTGCTAACCCACCTTCTCGTGATATTGTTGTTAACCGAAGAGCTTATATCAGAGCTTCCTTCCAATTAACAATTACTGGTACTGCCGGTGCCAATGGTTTAATGATCCAACCTAAAAAAGATGGACCTCGTTCATACCCTATTACTCGTTCATTAAACACCGTTCAATGTACATTAAATAATGATCAATATTCTAGTACTCCAAATCAATATTGGCAAGCATTGTGTCGATATCAACCAGAAGAAGTCTTAGAAGAATTACACTCAATGACTCCAGCATTTCCAGATCAGTTCCAAGAATTCAGTCAAGCCTGGGATCCAGCTGTCGGTGGTTCTTATCTTAATGCGTTAGGTGGTTATGGTGACAACAAAACAACTCCCAGAGGTGGTTTCTCTGGATACCAAGTGGTTTCTGATTCTGGTGGTGTTGCTGTTGTTAATATTACATGTTGCGAACCCGTTATGATGTCTCCATTTAATTTTAACAAAACATATAAAAATGGTTTTATTGGAGTCCAAAACATGTCATTTGTATTTTCTTTCGCTGAATTAAGTAGTGCTTTATGGTGTCATGATAATACCACCGCGGGACATTCAACTATTACTAGTATCGTTCCTAATATCACAGCATATGCAGTTTTACTTAACTTTGCAAGTATGCCTATGAATATGCCAATTCCTCAAGCCATCAGTTGGTCTTATTATGAAGTGGTTCCCTATTCATCACCAGAATCTTCATTGGCTCCAGGAGCTTCAACTACTTTAACACTTCAAAGTTTGCAGTTGAAGAGTGTTCCAAAACGTGTTTATATCTTCGCCCAAGAATCATTAAATAATAAATTATTCGCCCAAGGAGGTTGTAACAAAACTGATACATTCGCTGCCATTTCTAATCTTAATGTTACTTTTAATAATAAAGTAGGTTTGTTCTCAACTGCTACTCAACAAGATTTGTATCAGCTCTCTCTTCGTAATGGTAATCACCAAAACTGGTCTGCATTCTCTAATTTCCAAGGCAGTGTTATTGCTATTGAAGGTCGTGATTTATCTCTTGATGAAATGACTTCTAGTGGTGTTATTGGTAATTTCCAAGTCACTGTACAATCAACTATTACCAATACAAATCCTTCAAGAACCATTGCTTACCAATTATGGATGGCTGTTGTTTATGAAGGTGCTGTTGAATTATCTAATGGTTCATTCAGTCATAGAGTCGGTTTATTCTCTGCTAAAGATATTCTTGAAGCTCCTTCTGTTCATGGCTCCATCCAAAACGCTTCTGTTTATGGTGGTAGCTTCTTTGGAGACATCGGATCATTCTTTAAAAAAGGTTATGAAACTGTAGCTCCAATTGCTCAAACTGCAATTGACGTCGGAAAAAAAGTCGCTCCTTTATTACCTTTAGTTGGTTTGGGAAGTAAAAAAGGCCGTAAGTGTGTTAGAGCTGGCGAATTATTGGGTGATGGTGTTCAAGCCGGTGTTAGAGCCGCTGGTGGTAAGATGATGTCGAGAAGTGAATTATTATCTCGTTTACAGTAAATTAATATTAATAGTATAAATTAATATTAATCATTATGCAACTCTCCGAGCCGTTATTTTTCCGTACAATAGTGTTTCCACATTATTATCCATATATTTTAAATACAATGATGTCGTTGATGTTAAATTATATCTATTTGATAGTGTAAAACTATTGAATACGTTGTCAGATGGATCTTGAAGCCCGGTAACAAACATTTCATTAATTCCCGCCAAACCA